TGATAACTCCATTATGAACAATAGAATGGGTTTCGCTTGCTATCGGCTGATTATACAATAAATCGCTAGTAGAATATCTACAGTGACCAATAAGGTAAAGATTACCATCGTCATTGACCATCTCCTCTAAATTATCTAAATGAATAAATTTATCTGCAGGAACTGCTTCTTTAAATGTAATAATCTTATTATCTTTAATATAAGATAAACCAGTTGCGTGCATTCCTCGAATCTTTGACTCAAGAAATACTTTACGGATAGATTCAAAATCCTTTTCAGTAGGATTCTGAATCAAAGCACCAATAACGCTACACATTAAAAGAAATCCTCAAGTGAAGAAGAATTTGCTTCTGGATGATATTTCATTAATTCCTCACGACCAAGTTTTTCTTCGCAGTAATCATACCATTCTTGACTAGTCCACATAGATTCTGATACACCATTCCAAAGTTTTTGCCACATTGGATGCTCGTGATTACGTCTACGATGTTCAACAAAATTATAACGACAGTCTTCATATTCAAAAGAACCAAGTTCTAACATTTTCTCACGGAAATACACAACCAATGATATACGCTCAGAACCTTCTGCGCAAACAATAGGTGTATTGCCATGCATAACTTCGTGATTATTGATTAGAAGCAAATCTCCTGGACGTGGATTAACTGCAATTCGATACTCAGGAGCAATCAAATATCCACCAGTGTAATTACCATCATTGGATAATGTTAACAGATTAGATAAACCCTCATTCAAATCACCAGCATCTCTATGTGCCGCAGTTCTAAATGTTTTATTAACAGTTACTGTTGTGAATGGTGTTCCTGGAACTAAGAACCTTGGATCTAGTTTGTTTGCTGCTTTCATTTGTGCAGCATAGCGTTGAGGTAAAAGATTTTTAAATCCTTCAGCAAGATTCTGCAGGAATGGATATGACATTACAAACTTATCAAAGTTGTCACGAGTATAGGAAGTGGCACGACCATAAGGAATGCGAGGATAACGATCGAACCAACCAGCGATACCAGAATTAACTGCAGTACCATAGGTAGTGGTACTAATCATTTCCATAACATCTTCACATGCCTCAGCACGATTCTGACGACCAAGTGGTTTGATAGTATCTAGCCATGCTTCAAAATCAAACTTAGTTCCACGGAAACGTGAGATAACCCATACGTTGTTTTTACCACTACCACCTGCCATACGCTTATCAGTTTCAGTAGGATACTTGGCACGAATAACATCAATAACATCTTCTTCATCAAGAGCAGAGTTTCGATTCTTTAGCAACGCATCCATCATTTCCTGTTGGTAGTTTGTGACCCACTCGCGACCTTCAGTTGTGGCAAGAATGCCATCTTTGATACCAGAAGCAAGTCCACGATTCTCTGTGCGAATCGCTGCTTCTCTAAGTCCGACATATGCGGCATCTTGTTGTTCTTTACTAAAATAGTTTTTCCTAAACTTTAATACAATTCGTTTCTCTGAGATTGGATCTTCACCAAATTGTGGTGGCATATAAACATCAGTATCTTCTTCGATAAGATGATCATAATGTGATTCGTCAACAAACTTACCAAGAAGATCTTCACAATTGTGTTTCTGTTCAGCTACAATTACTTTTACCATATTATTCTCCTAAAACTTAAACCCACTGAAACCTTCTGCTTTCTGACGCTTTCCAAATTCACTTTTGTCAAACATAGGAACATCATCTTGACCTGAGTCAGATAAACCTACTTGAGCAGATGCCTCAACATCATATAACTTCATCTTGGCTCTATCAACACCAATGACGAATCTCTTGTAAAAACTTGGATCGTTATAACGATTCTTTAACTGCTTAACAACAATCTGATTCAACTGTTCAAGTTCTTCATTAGATACTAGCGCAAACATAAGGTCAGCAGTGGCTGGTAATCCAAACGATTCAGAAGTATCTTCCAAACCTGGATCGCTATTTGTGAATCCGCTTCGAGTAGTTTGCGTGGCAGAAACAATTGGAACATTATATTCTACTGCCAAACCACGTAACTCTTCAGCGATACTCTTAATATATGTATAAGAATTAATACTTCCACCTTGCTTCATACGCTGACTTGCGCAAATGTTTAGATAGTCAATGAAGATAATGTCAGGAAGAAACTCACGCTTCAACTTCAACTCTTCAAGCAATGCTCTAAAGTGACCAGCATGAGCACCTGCAGTTGGATATTCTTTAACGATTAATTTACCCTGTGTTTTACCAGAGATCTTATTGATACGATTATCAAAGATATCTTTATCAATAACTTTCAACTCATCCATAGTAAGATTCAACAAGTTCGCATCAATACGCTCAGCGATTCTTTCCTCAGCCATTTCCATAGTAATGTAAAGAACATTCTTACTAGCAGTTAATACTCCAGCAGCAACGTGACACATAAACAAAGATTTACCAACACCAGTACCAGCCAAAACAATGTTTAAAGTTTTCTTGGATAAACCACCTTTGGTAATCTTATTAAACATATCTAAATCGAAAGGAATCTTTTCTTCAATTCGGTGATAGAAGTCATAACGTGCATCACTATCTTCGATGTAATCATGACCAACGTGATTATCGAAAGAGATGGCAAGAGCATCAGAAAGGATAGAAGGTATGGAATCTTTGGTGTTAACTTTATCTCCGCCATCAATGATTCGGATCGAGTGTAGAATTGCATTATAGACAGCCTTATCTTTACAGAACTTCTCAGTTTGTTCCAACATCCATGATTCATTAACATCCTCATGAGTCATAGTATCTACATAACTATTAATCTCAGAAAGTTCTTTGTCATTAATGTCAGTTCGGTTTCCTACCTCAATTGATAGAATTTCTTTAGTCAGTGGTTTATTATACTTCGTAAAGAAATCCAAAATAACTTTGGCAAGGATCGCTTCTTTTCTTTCTGAAAAGTAATCTGTTCTAATGAATGGGATTACCTTACGACAATACTGCTCATCATATACAAGATTACTCAGAATCTTCGTTTCTATTCTCATCAATTCCGCCAGTGTAAGTAATATTATTTCTTTGTAGTTCTTCTGCCATAATAAACTGAAGAAGTTCACCAATATAGAATTCGAATTCTTCTTTGTTATATTCTATTTGATTATTATGGACTTCATACTCAAAATTAAGTTTGCAAGTATCATCATGTTGCTCTTCAAACTTAACTTTACCGTAAGAATATATTATACCCTGAAATGGTCCAGAAGTCAACTTTATCGCATCATGTCCTGTTTTGCGATTCTCAACAAGGATATAAGGTTTTGCAAGATGGTCACTCATCAAATGCCAATGCCTCAAGTGCTTCATCAAGGTCATCACGCATCATTACTTCACCCTGACCAATTGAATATTTGTTCTTGATAAAATCATAGAATGATTTACTTGTAAGAATTGGTAGCCAGAAATCTTTTGAGTCAGTATCTTTAATACGATACTTTTTATCTTCTACAACCCCAGTCTCAAGATCCACTTTTGAGTACCAACCATTAGATGGCTTAATAACATGTCCTGACTCAAGAGCAACATCCAATAAACCAGACCACTTGCTAAGACCACCTTCAAAAGTAACACTAACAGGAATCTTAGATTTTTCTTTAACATAACGACTCTTCTCTACGTTGATAATAAAGTTATAACCAACAATCTCTGTTCCTTCTTTTTCTTGTTGACGTCCAAGGATATAGACATTGTCTGCTGAATACATTGCGCCAGTACCACCACCGACAATTGCTTTTGGAAATAAACCAATTTCCATATAGGTGTGATTAACAACAACCAAAGGAATATCTTTTAAGTTCAAGTGTGGTGTTACCATACGGAACAAAGACTTCATTTGTTTTGCTCTGGTCATATCTGCTACAGACTTACCTTCCAATGCATCCTCAACTTCTTTCTTAGAAGCAAGATTACCAATAGAGTCAATAACAATAATAAGATGATCACCACGCTCTACGTTTTGTAGTTGTTGCATGATATCAATCTTTAATTGTTCAACGTCTGTAAGAGGAGTGTGAACCACTCGGGATGTATCAATGCCAAAGGTATCAAAATAAGACTGAGGAGTACCAAATTCAGAATCGTAGAAAAGAAGTGCTGCATCGGGATATTTGTCCAAATAAGATTTAGCCATCAACAAACTGAAGGCAGTTTTAAAATGTTTCGATGGTCCAGCCCACATAGTAATACCTGGAGTAAGTCCACCATCAAGGCGACCTGATAAGGCTACGTTGATAATTGGAACTGAAGTAGGAATCATATCCTTCTTCTTAAAGAACTTTGATTCAGATAGAATCGCAGAGTCTTTGATAGTTGAGTTCTTCTTGATTTTGTCTAGGATGCTTGCCATATTATACCTTTAAAAATTCTAACAATTGTGTTTCATTTACCATACCATTTAGACGTTTGATCTCTTTTCCATTATCATCAACGAGAACTAACATGGGAACAGATCTAACATCATACTGAACTGATTCCATAATGTTAGTATCAATATCAATATTCTCAATTGGAATAGTAATCTTATCTCCTGCTCCAGCAATTACCATTGATAACCCTTTACATGGTCCACACCATTCTGCATAAAACTTTTTAACTTTCATATATCCTCCTATGGATTTTGTTTAGAATGTGGAACATCAAATACAAAAGTAATCCGAGTGCAATCACCAATGTTTTCAGTCCCGTGCATAAGTTTGTTATTGAACCAAAGTAAAGTTCCAGGTTCAACAATAACTGATTCGTCGCCTACAAAATATCTATATTTTCCTTGAATGGATAAATGATAACGATCTCTTGTAAGATAATAAGTTCCCTCATCAATATGTAGCCCAACGTGTTCACCTGAAGCAAGAGAAAGGAAACCGCATCTACTGAATTTCTTAAAATTTCTTTTTAGAAATCCTACTATCTCTGTGTGATGTTTGATTGCTGGAGTTGGTACGCAAATCTCGCTGTCTCCTACAAAGTCTTCAGCTTTTTCTACAGCACCGATTACCAACTGAAGATTACCAACTGGGATATTATCATATCCTCTATCGATTAAAGATTGAGCACCCTCGATATTTCGTTGAGCCATCCAATCGTCAGGATGATCTTTTAGTTGTTTCAAAATCTTTGAAACATTAATCCCAGTTTTAATAATCCTAATATTGTTCATATTCTTGGACCAATAATCCAACCAACTAAACTTTTTCTAAACCCAGAAACTACAGGTGTTACTTCATGCAATAGTTTTGAATCAAAAAATGTAACTGTACCATATGCCTTATTTGCTGTAAAAATTTTATCCTGATAATAAATTTTTACATCTCCTCCAGTATAATCTTCAGGTTTTGATATTTGAAGAGAAAACGATAGCGATCGATTCAGAGGTGGATTATCTTCATAAGCATCAGCATGAGAAGAATAAAAACCATTATACTTAGAATCATATTCTGTATACTGTAATGATTCAATTGAGTATAAAACTTTATTAAAGTTTGTTAGATTTACATGATTAATAGCAATCTGAAGTTTATCATAAATCCAATCATACTCTGAATTATCTAACCAATATACATTAGATTTTCTTGCTTGATGACTATGTAAAACAGCTGCATTCATTTCTTCATCTGTAGTAATGGATGAACCCCACCCAGCAATTGCTGCTGTCGTATTAACAGAAGATAGTTGTGAATTAATTTTATCCAATTCTTCTTTGGTAAAAATATTATCTACGGAAAGAACTGGCTGAAAATTTTTTACTTTATTTAAAATATATCTCATCCAAAGAAATCCTCTAATGAACTTTGTTCTGATGTATTCCAACCAAGCGAACCAATAATAATTTGTAGGGCATCGAGAAATACCTTTTCAAATTGTTTATCATAATCTATGTAGGAGTTCAATTCAAACTCTGGTGGTAACTCTTGACTGAATGCAATAACATCTTCTTGGAATGGATTTGGTTTGCGAACATAAACAAATCGAATTTTATCACCATCACGAATTGGTTGATACTTTTTATCAAGACCCATCTTCTTAGTATAGTGATTAAACAATAAAGCACCACGAACATGAATTGGTGTTCCCTTAGAATAGATAGGTGAACCAGCGTATTGTTTCATACCATTAACACCACGAGGAAACGCAATCTCTTCAACAGGAAGTTTCTCAAACTCTTTACGATACTCTAATATGTAGTTCTGTAAATGTGATTGATTTCCTTTAAGAATAACCTCAATCGAATCTCGCAATTTATCACGAATAACTGCAGGAGTAGAGGACTTGACCATTTCAAGACCCATAACTTTAATTTTAGGTTTCTCATATTGAACACCCTCTGAATTATGCACATTAAGAATATATCGTTTCTTGGCAGTCCAGATACCTTTGTCAGCTAGAACCTCACGCTTCATCTGCATCTTCTGACTATACGCATTCATATAGTCTGCTAGTTCTTGGTAACCTGAATCAATGAATGGTTGGAAAACATCTTCACAGATTTTATCCATGAATTTAATTTTCTGTTCATCAGTTTTGCCAGCGCAAGTTTGTTCAACTAATGTTTCAAGAGTAAGGTAGATTGAATCAGTATCAATTGCAACTACATAATCTTTACCTTCAGTCTTCAATGTTTTATTCATGAAGGCATTTAACTTGTTGGCCATCCAACGAATAGACAACTGACCAGAAGTAGTAATACCCTCAGCCATACGAATATCAAAGTAACGGAAATACTGATTACCCATTGCACCATAAGCAGAGTTCAAAGCAATCTTCATAGCCATCTGCAGATTATTCAAACGAGAAATATCTTTCAGCAATTGTTTCTTAGACTTATCTTTTTCATACTCTTGTTGGATGGCAAGCATTTGTTTCTTGAACTTAGAACGATTTTTATACATCTGTTCCATTAACTCTGGCATGAAACCTTTAAACTCTTTAGTATAAGTCCATCCATTGGCAGTCAAAGCAAGATCTCGTTGCTTAACATATGTGGTATCAATTTCTTGATTCAAAAGTTTATCAACAGTAACGCTAATCTTTTCCGATGTCAAAGTTTCAGGACTAATGTTATACTGCATAATCAAATGCGGATACAATGAGTTCAAGTCAAAAGAAGCCATCCATTTATGAAGACCAATAATTGGATCTTTAACATATGCACCCTCAAATTGAGCATCTTTGCCTGAGTGACTCTTGGCAGGAACAACAATACCTTTTTTACGTAGATGATTATAGATAATCGTATCCCACATGCGAACCTGCGAATAAACATCCTCGAAATTAATCTTGGCATTATAAGCCATGGTCAAATGCAATTCGATAAGACGCATCTTGTCTTCTAACTTATCAACCAACTCTACGTCATGAATATTATAATCAACGAATTGCTGCCAGTGATTAGTATAGAAATCTTTAAATGAATCTCCTGGATTTACTTTCTTCTTGTCACCAAGTTCTTCACCAGCAATATAATCCAAACGATAACTTTCCTGTTTAGAATATGTATATTTCTTATAGAGTTCAAGATAATCTAGTTGAGCAATCCCAACGATATCGTAGTGAATCTCTTCATTACCTTTAATGAAAGTCTTTCGTTCATTAACATATCCCCATGGACTCATCTTATTAGATTCGCCATCACCAAGTTCACGCTCAATCCTACGGATAAGATATGGCATATCAAAGAAGTCAGTATTCCAACCAGTGATAACATCTGGATGGCTCTTAGTCCAAAATTCTAGGAATTGGGTTAGTAGGTTTTGTTCATTCTTACAGTTAACATAGATTACATCTTCACGTGGATTGACATATGCTTTACTTCCAAAAGTAATAATACGTTTTGTCTGAAGTTCTTTAACTGTGATAAGAAGAATTTCTTCATTGGCTGATTTAATATCAGGGAAACCATTCTCTGTTGAAGTTTCAATATCAATCGTGAACACTTTAATCTGTTCCATATCCCAATTGATATCATGCTGATAATTATCGCTTATGTATTGATACGCATAGTTTGAGTTTCCATATACAGCGAATCCTTCAACACCATCATAGCGTTTAATAAATTCTCTGGTATCTTTGATTGTGCCTGGATTAATCTCATCAACGAATGTTCCCTCCAGTGTCTTCCACTTGGAGGGTTTCTTGGCAGTCACATAAAGAGTAGGACTAAACTCTAACTTACGTTGATAGCGTTTACCATTCTCAACACCTCTAACAAAGATTCGATCTCCGATAGGGTTTACTGAGGTATAAAATTCCATTAACTCTTTCCATACATTAACATCATAGCATCAAGAGCACAGTCATGAACAGGATGGTGCTTAATAACTTGCGCTCGTTCAAATAAGGGATGATTCACTTCACAATAACCATTAGTTCCACCACTGAGTAAATCAACTGCAGTTCTAACGTCCCTCCACATATTATACCCAGTAATAGGTTGCATGTCAAGTTTTTTAGCAAGCGAATCAATTACCATTTGATCAAGAGAACCCCTTGCCCACATAGTTTGACCATTTGCATTAATATATTTGTTCATATAATTATGTAACTCTTTAATTGCATCTTCTGCATACATATCTATTGAATTTGCATCAAAAGAAACACTACGAACATATTCGTGTTGGTTTGCCCACCACTCTAGTGTTCTCACATCAACAGTTCTACCAAGACGTTTTGCTTGATCTTTTGCGTTCAACTTAACAAAGCACGCATTGTCTAGCAAGTCTTGATAGGTTGGACGTTTCTCTGGGTCAAAGTGAAGCAATGCTGCCGATAAAACAACAGCATTAGATTCAACACCCAAAGTTTCTACGTCAAATATAAACATTAATAATCCCTCTTTTCGCCTTCTTTGGTGAACAGAGTATTAATCTTTTGTTCATCTGTCCAATCCTTAAGATAATCATTTTCAATATCGCAAATGTCAAGTGCTTCTTGTTCAGAAACAACACGATGGCTAAAAATAGTTTCACCAAGATATGTCTGAGAAAATTCTTTGGCAGTTTCCATAGTGACATCATCAAGAGCATATTCAGGGTGATCCTTTGGAGCCTGAACCATATAACTTACTTTATGCTGTGCAATACAGTCAACCTTTACCCATACTTTATCATTCATAACTATTACCTTTCATTGCTAATGCTTTGTTTAAAGATTTCTGCGCAGAACGCAAACCAAATTCCATCTCATATCTTTGTTGTTTGAGTAAATTAATCTCACGAGATTGTTTTGTATTCTGTTCATATAACTCGATGGTATCTTTCTTAAGTTTTTCAACCCAAGTGTTTACTTTATGAATAGTTACCCATGATCCATCAGCAAGTTTAGTATGACCATCACGAGTGCGGAACTCATCAGTCCATCGTTCACCATTTTTATAACTTGGCATTGGTTCAAACAAAAACAATTCCTGTTGTTCTAATTTGCGTAAGAGAACGTCAAAGTTTTCTTCGACCATATCTTTACCGTAAAACATTATTCATCCCCTTCATCAGATTCATATTCTTCTTCTTTACCATTCATTTCTGCATGAATATCACACAGAGTCATATGCCATCCATCAGTATAAGTTTTACCTGGAGCACCACACTCTTCACAAGTACGATAACTCATAGACTCAGCAAAAGTAATATACTGATAATGTTTATCAGTTGCAGCCTGAACATAGAATCTTAGTCCACCGAACTTTTCTTTTACTTGAACAGCAACTGGAACTTTCAGACTTTCTTCGTCAAGTTTTGTTTTTGCTTCATCAACAGCTTCTTGTGTTACTGTTTTTGTTCCGTAAAGAACATTACCAACACCTGTTTCTATAAGATGTTCATAACGACTTTTTGCGCTACGATAATCGCTTGTCAATAGACCACAAAGAGTATCAATGATATTATACCAACCATCACCAGTTTCAAACCCCCAGCACATTGCTGTGTGTTGCATATTCTCGTGACGATCTTTAAAGATCAGAGGATACTTTGCACAGAGTATTTCATCAAGTTCACGTTTCATTATACTGCTCCAATCATTTGTTTATACATTGTCAATTTTTCATTATTTAATTTTGGGATATCATAGCGTTGTATTAATTCATCTTCAGTGTATGTTAATATATCTTTCAACGAAATACCAAGATTCATATATGTCAACATCTCAAATCCACTAACTTTATTTTTACTGCTCATCAATTCTGAAAAATAGTTTGAAACATTTATCATATCATCAAAACCAAAACCCTGTTCTTCATGATACCATCTACCATTCGAATCAAACTTATATCCATAGACTTCTGAGTTAACTGAAAACTCAGAACCAT